CACGGATTCCGCAAGGGGTCTATTAAGGTCAATCAGACATTTTCTATATCTGCCCAGGATGCGGCGGTCGAACGTTTAGTTAATCCGGAACTCCGTGCTTTAACTGACAGCGGTGATTATCTGTTTATTGATAATCATTATGTCTATAATGCTCCGCTTTACGTTCAGGCAGGTGAAAACGGCAAGCTTGAACTAACCGATTATGCGCGCTCCCACATGGATGAATGCTGCCTTGTCTTTGACATGACCGTTACGAGCAAGGTGGCGGCCAAATACCATACGGAGTGTTTCTTGAACCGTGAACCGAGTGATATAACCTTCGAAGTCAAATATCATAACGGTTACCAGAATGCACCGCAGGATCGCCAAGTGGCAATGCGGAAAAAGCAGCAGGAAGAGTACATTGCTGTCCGAAAGCAGATGACCGATAACCCTGAACAGTGCATGAAGCTACTATTAGACTGGCGCGGTATGAAATATACTGATTTGGGCGATGCAATTGATCGTGACCCAAAGACAATAAGCCGTATCGTTAGGGGTGAAACCGCTCCATCTGTTGAAACAGCGGCACTTATTTGCTTTGGACTGCACTTGCCACCTATCTTAAGTGAAAAACTTATGGAGGTGTTGAACTGTAAGTTGCAGCCGATGAAAATGGAGCATCAATGGATAAAAGAAGCTCTTCTGCTGAAGTATCCGGAGCCATTATGGGTAATTCAAGAGTACTTGGCACCATATGGGGTAGTAATATAAAAAATATTTTTGCGCAAAAACGGACATGATGTGTCCGCTGTTATCAAAGGACCCGTGCAATGATGCATGGGTCCTTCTTTTTATGGTTCAAAACACATCCGCGTTTTACTACCTTGAACCATTGACATTCTAGGGTTCAAAATGTATATTATAAGTACAAGATGGAAAACGGAGGTATGACTATGTCACGTCAGTTCGATGAATATATGGAAGGTCGATTCGACCTTCACGACAAAGAATATGCGCTTATTGAGCCGGGAAATGCAGATGAGTTGGTAAAGGCATTAGAGGTAAAATCTGCCTTGCAGACATACATAGACGGCCTTATGCATGATGAGGAGTCAAGCGCATGGTGCGACTTGCTTCAGCGGCAAGAGGACTATATCAAGGAATATGTCGATTCCTTAGGGGACTTTGATAATAGCACCCTTTCCAATAACATCGCATTTCTTGTTAAGAAAAATAGAATGAGAGTAGGCGAACTTGAAGATATGCTCGGAATAAGTGCGGGGTACATTTCACGCACGGTTAAAGAAGACTCTAAAAAGAAAATGAGCGTTGATATTGTATGGAAAATCGCCCGGTTATTTGATACAGACATCAGAACTCTGACTGAATCACAAATGTGGATTTCTCACAGCAATACGGAGCTGTTAGTTAAGTTTCTTCAAAGGTTGTATCAAGACACAAAAGATAATTTTTTCGCATGGGAAAACGATGGCGGAGTAATGGTTGTCCTTAACGAGCGATATGAAAAAATGGGGCTTATCACCACAGATGACGAGGAGACAGCCGTCTATCATCCTAATCATCTGAATCAGGCACTTAAATGGATCCTCTCTAAGGATGTTGTTTCCCTTGAGAGCTTTGAAGGTAAGAAAGACCTAGTCATTATTCCTTTCAAGGTAGAAGGCAAGGAAGATTTGCAAGGCTATGATTTCCTTTTCGTCTGGGAGAGTAATGGTCAGTGGCTTTGGGAAAAAGTGTTCTATACAAACGATGATCCTTTTGGAGCATTGCATGAGAATGCCGATAAACTCTATCGTTTAATCGAGGATATGGAATACGATGCCAAGCTTGCCCCTAATATTCATCAACTCATTTCTAGCTATGTGAAAGGGGGCCGACCTGAATGATAAAACGCCCCATTCGAAACCTGCACAGTGACAAGCCAACACCGCCCCGTTTTTGCGATGTGGTGATTGAAGACGGCAAGATCTTCCTTGAGAAAAAGTCAGATAAGAACAAGTATGAAAAGATCCCCTGGGAGGATGTTGTCTACCAGGTAGAAACGGCAAAAGCTGTAAACTAATAATAAAAGAAACTACCGCACCCTGTCCCGTAATCAATCGTGGAACTAATCGCCGGAGTTATCTAGGTAAGCCATAAAGGCTGAAAAGATAACTCCGGCTTTTTTATTTGTATGGGTTTTGACGGGACATGGTGTGTCCATTTTAAAGAAAATTTCAGTGCTAAATTAATTTATAGATAAGCAGCAATGTTTTCTAAATAATATCTCAATGTCCGAGATGCGCATCAGGACGGCGGGATGCAAAAGAGTTCAGACCCAGCATTAAAAACTGTGTCACGAATGAAGATGCACCCACCGTGATTTCGTGCGCCCATTTTTCGGACAAGCGAAGTCTGTGGACATCTTCCCCACAGGCTCTTTTTGTGTCCCACCGTCAATACCTCGGACGGAAAGGACGCAAAAAAGTGAAAATCAAGTACAAAAAGGCTAATGGGACAATCATCGAACTGGAGGTATCCGAAGAGGTCGGGACCCTCTATCTAGAGTCAATTGAAGATGAAAAGAAAAATGATCGCAAAAATTCACGCCCTAATCGCCACTCACAGCTTTCTACCTTTGAATACGAAGACATCCGCTATTTCAGCGATGGCACTGACCTACTTGCGGATTTAATCGAATCCGAGGTTATCAGTCACGCCATGTCCTTCCTGAATGAACGCCAGCAATACCTGATTCGCAAGTGTCTACTGGAGGGATGGTCATATACCGACCTTGCCGCCGCTGAAGGCAAGGATGAATCTGCCATCCGCCATGCTGTTGATCGTGCCAAAAAGAAGCTTAGAAAATTTCTTGAATAGACCGTCCGAATCGGCTGTTTCCCCTGGCATATACCAGAAGGCACAAGAAATAAGCCTTCGGAAAGGCAAGGTGATTCATATGAAGCACACGCTTAGGATCGGTGTTTCTAAGGAACCGCGGGATGGCTGGATTGTTAGCCGACGTCATGTCACCGTACGGGAGCGTTTGGTTCGCTTCCTGCTGGGAGATAAGCAAAGGCTGACGGTCATCGTCCCCGGCGACAGCGTAAAGTCGCTATCCATCGTTGAGGAGGGGGATGAAAACCGTGGGTAAAACCAAGCTGCTGCTGGATGTTGCAGCTAATCTAAGTAACCTGGCAGACAGCATTTGGGCTGTGGCCGAAGCGATGGCGGGCAACGAACCTGTCCAAGAGGTCCAACCTGAAAGGCCAGCACCAGTTAAGGAAGAGAGGCCTGCTGCCAAGGCAGTTGCTCTGGAGCAAGTAAGAGCAGCACTGGCTGACAAAAGCCAGCAAGGGTTTACGGCAGATGTTAGGGCTCTGCTTGAAAAGTACGGCGCACCAAAACTCAGCCAGATAGACCCGGCGAACTATGCGGCGCTATTAGCGGACGCGGAGGGGCTGAAATGAACGGAGACAAACAACACGCTCTGCTGTCAGCTTCTGGAGCCCATCGTTGGATGAACTGCACCCCGTCGGCGCGGCTGGAGCGGGAGTTCGAGGACAACAGCGGGGAATCCGCCGCCGAGGGGACTGCCGCACACGCTCTTGCGGAACACAAGCTGCGCCGGGCGTTTAAGATGCGCTCCAAGAAGCCGGTGTCCAAGTACGACTCCGACGAAATGGACAGCTACACGGACGGCTATGTGGAGTTCATCCAGGAACTCGTCGCTCGAGCAAAGCAGGAGTGCAGTGACCCAGTCGTGCTGGTCGAGCAGCGCCTGGACTTCTCAAAATTCGTGCCGGGCGGCTTCGGTACGGGGGACTGCATGATTATTGCGGATGGGACGCTCCACATAATTGACCTCAAGTATGGCCAGGGCGTTCTGGTGGACGCGGAGGACAATCCGCAGATGAAACTGTACGCCCTCGGTGCTCTGGAACTCTTCGATGGCATCTACGACATCCTTACGGTGTCCATGACCATTTATCAGCCCCGCCGTGAAAATGTCAGCACCCACACGGTATTCAAGGAATCGCTGTACCAGTGGGCGGAGGAAGTCCTCAAACCAACGGCAGAGTTAGCTTTCAAAGGTGAAGGCGAGTACGATCCCGGTGAACATTGCCAGTTTTGCCGGGCGGCAGTGAAGTGCCGGGCACGGGCTGAAGAGAAATTGAACCTGGCCCGATTCGAATTCGCCTTGCCATCGCTGCTTACGGACGAGGACATCGAGGAAATACTCGCCCTACTAGATGATCTCACCTCATGGGCGAACGACATCAAGGCATATGCGCTAGAAGCAGCGGTCAGTCATGGCAAGGATTGGCGCGGCTATAAGCTGGTAGAGGGTCGCTCTAACCGCAGGTACGCCAATGAAGATGCCGTCGCTAAAGCCGCAAAAGATGCAGGCTACCGCGACATCTACCGTCAGAGCCTTATTACCCTCACTGAGATGGAGAAGCTGATGAGCAAAGCAAAATTCCAGGAAATCCTTGGTGGTCTCATCGAAAAGCCGCCAGGAAAACCGACTTTGGTCCCGCTTTCGGACAAGCGCCAGGCAATGAATGCATCTTGCGCAAAAAATGAATTTATGGAGGTTTAATACTATGTCGAACACAGCAAACAGAGTAAATCCTAACCCTGGGAAAAACCCTACCAAGGTAATCACCGGCATTGTACGTCTGTCTTTTGCAAACGTGTGGGAACCGAAGTCCATCAACGGCGGCGCGGAGAAGTATAGTGTCAGCCTGATCATCCCCAAAAGCGATACCAAGACCATCGCGGCCATCAATGCAGCCGTGGATGCGGCTATCGAGGAAGGTAAAGGCAAATTCGGCGGCAAGATTCCCAATAAAGCGCAGCTAAAACTCCCGCTCCGTGACGGTGACATCGACCGCCCGGATGATGAAGCCTATGCGGACAGCTACTTCGTGAACGCCAATAGCAACACCGCCCCGCAGATAGTGGATAGACAGGTTAACCCTATCTTTGAACGCTCTGAAATCTATTCTGGCGTTTACGCAAGAGTCAGCATCAACTTCTATGCCTTCAATTCCAATGGAAATCGCGGAATAGCTTGCGGCTTGGGGAACATTCAAAAAATTAGCGATGGCGAACCGCTGGGTGGCAAATCAAATGCCGCAGATGATTTTGCCACCGATGTGGACGATGATTTCCTGTCATGAGAACAGTCAGTATCGATCTAGAAACCTTTAGCACGGTAGACCTCGCCAAAAGCGGGGTCTATCGCTATGCTGAATCACCGGATTTTGAAATCCTGTTGTTCGGATACAGTGTTGACGGCGGAGAGGTTCAGGTTATTGATTTGGCCAATGGCGAACGACTGCCGAATGAAATCAGTAACGCCCTATTAGATGAAAGCATTATTAAATGGGCGCACAACGCACAATTTGAAAGGATATGTCTGTCCCGCTATCTTGGCCAGTGGTTAAAGCCGGATTCCTGGCGCTGTACGATGGTTTGGGCTGCATATCTCGGTTTGCCTCTGTCGCTGGAGGGTGTGGCGCTGGTTACAAGCAGTGAAAAGCAAAAACTAACTGAGGGCAAAGAGATGATCCGCTACTTCACCATGCCCGCCAAGCCATCAAAAGCCAACGGCCAGCGTATACGCAATCTCCCCGAACACGACCCTGAAAAATGGGAACGCTTCAAAGCCTACAATGCTCGCGATGTTGAAACAGAAATGGCAATACAGTCTAAGCTGGTGAGCTTTCCGGTACCAGAGGATGAGTGGGAAAACTATATCCTCGACCAGGAAATCAATGATCGGGGTATTAAGCTGGACATGACCTTGGTCAGGCAGGCGATCCGCTGTGATGAGCAGTCGCGGGCGGAATTGACGCGAGTGATGCAAGAGTTGACCGCATTAGAAAATCCCAACTCAGTCGCTCAGATGAAGTCCTGGCTCGCTGATCATGGTCTCGAAACCGACACGTTGGACAAAGGAGCGGTTAAGGAACTGCTCAAGACCGCACCCCGAAGTCTGGGACGTGTTTTAGAATTACGGCAGAAGCTAGCCAAGTCCAGCATAAAGAAATACACAGCGATGGCAAACGCAGTCTGCTCCGACGGTAGGGCGCGCGGATTGCTGCAGTTCTATGGTGCCAATCGAACCGGCCGATTTGCCGGGCGCTTAATTCAGGTGCAAAATCTTCCCCAAAACCACCTGCCCGATCTAGAACAGGCGCGCAGTCTTATTCGCTCCGGGCAGTTTGATGCCGCAGAGATGCTCTACGATTCTGTACCCTCTGTTTTATCGGAACTTATCCGCACCGCATTCATCCCGCAATCTGGATTTAAATTCATCGTTGCAGATTTCAGTGCCATTGAAGCCAGGGTAATAGCCTGGCTGGCGGGGGAAACCTGGCGGAATGAGGTATTTGCCACCCACGGCAAAATCTATGAAGCTTCAGCTGCGCAGATGTTCCATGTTCACATTGAAGAGGTTACCAAAGGCAGCCCACTGAGACAAAAAGGCAAGATCGCCGAACTGGCGCTTGGCTACGGCGGATCAGTCGGCGCTTTGACCGCTATGGGCGCGTTGGAAATGGGGCTGTCTGAAGAGGAACTGCAGCCGCTGGTGACCGCCTGGCGGAAGGCCAATCCCAACATCGTGCGGTTCTGGTGGGAGGTTGACCGGGCTGCCAAAACAGCGGTCAAGGAACGTACTGCTGCAGAAACACACGGAATTCGTTTTGAGTACCGCAGCGGAATGCTTTTCATTACCCTGCCATCCGGCAGGAAGCTCTGCTACGTTAAGCCCCGGATTGAATTAAACCGTTTCGGCAGCGAAGCGGTGACATATGAGGGTATCGGCGCCGCCAAGAAATGGGAGCGTATCGAAAGTTACGGTCCCAAGTTCGTGGAGAACATCGTGCAGGCAGCATCCAGGGATATTCTTTGTTATGCCATGCGCCGTTTGGATGCCTTGGGCCACAACATAGTGATGCATTGTCACGACGAGGTTGTAATTGAAGCCACTACCAAAGCATCAGTTGACGTTATCTGCACCGTTATGGGTGAGACACCTCCTTGGGCAAAAGGACTTCAGCTTCGTGCTGATGGTTATGAATGCCGTTTTTATATGAAGGAGTGATGGCATGAAAAAGAATTCGAATGAGTATTTGGATTTTGGCAAAGAAACTTTTCTGGTACTTAAGAATGATATTGTCGCTATTGTCTCAACCTCATGTCTGCCACTAATCCAACACTATACATGGTGCAGGGAAGGTACTGGGTATTTGATGAGTAGAACTTACGGCCACGCTGTTAAATTACATCGCCTTGTTATCGGTGCAAAGAAAGGCGAGTACGTTGACCATATAGATGGCGACAAAATAAACAATACCCTAAGCAATCTTAGAATATGCACAAAACAGCAGAATGAGTTTAACCAAAAGCTTAGGACTGACAACACAACTGGTTATCGAGGTGTCAGTTATCATCGGCAGAGCAACAAGTATCGTGCTTGTATCAACATAGGTGGTAAGCAAATTCATCTAGGGCTGTTTGAGTCACCGCATGAAGCGGCAAGGGCTTATAACCTAAAAGCCGTTGAGCTTTATGGAGAGTACGCTCGTATAAATAACCTATTTAAATATAAGGGTGCGAATCCCCCTCAAAATCACATCAAACAAATTGATAATATGCGCGCTCATTATGGCAAAAGGACTTCAGCTAAGGGCTGACGGCTTTGAGTGCCAGTTTTATAAAAAAGATTAAAAAATTATAACGAACCGTCCGATTCCTCTCCCTGCGGTGGCTTATTCCGAAGGCCATAAACAAATTGAGCCTTCGGAAAGGACGGATCCGTATGAACGAATTGCAGGTATTCTCCTATGAAGGGAAAGAGGTCAGGACTATCCATAGGGGTGGCGACACCTGGTGGGTCGCCAAAGACGTGTGCGATGTTTTTGGTGAGACCAACCGCAACCGTGCCATGCAAACTCTAGATGAGGATGAAAAGGGGTATACGCAAATGACTACCCCCGGCGGAATCCAGCGATTTGCCGTGGTAAACGAAGCGGGTCTATATGCCCTGCTCTTTGCCATGCAGCCAACGAAGGCGCGCGGTGTAAGTGATGAGTACATCGCTGACAGGGAGCAAAAACTCAGGAGTTTCAAACGCTGGGTCACCCATGAGGTTTTACCGACCATCCGCAAACATGGAGCCTATATCACATCCTCCAAACTGGAAGAAATCATGAATGATCCTGACTCTTGGATCAAGCTCTTGACTGCTCTCAAAGAGGAACGGCAAGAAAAAGAACGGCTTCAGCTGCAGGCCACCCAAGATAAGCCTAAGGTGGTTTTTGCCGACGCAGTGTCGGTTTCGGAGGGAACCATTCTTATCGGGGAACTGGCTAAAATCCTCAAAGGTAACGGCATCGAAATCGGTCAGAACCGTCTGTTTGAAAGGCTCCGCCAGGATGGCTTCCTTATCAAGCGCAAAGGCACCGATTACAATGCGCCGACCCAGAAGGCGATGGAGCTTGGGCTATTCAAGGTCAAGGAAACCGCTATTACCCATTCGGACGGGCATGTCACTATATCCAAGACTACGAAGGTGACCGGCAAAGGCCAGCAGTATTTTGCTAACTACTTTCTCGGCGGAGGGACAGTAAGTGATGGACAAGCTTAATGGTGTAGGATATCCCGATCCCACCGCTGCCGAAGCCTTGACCAATGTGATGCGGGATGAAAAAACAAAGGTAAAACAATACCGTCCCCTGGTTTACATTTGTTCTCCCTTTGCAGGGGACACCGAATACAACATAAAACATGCACAAGGCTATTGCCGGTTTGCGTTCAGCCAGGGGTGTATTCCCCTGGCGCCGCATCTCCACTATCCACAGTTCATGGACGATTCCGATAAGGAAAGTCGGGAAATGGGATTATCTTTTGCCCTGATTCTACTTAGCAAATGCGATGCGGTATGGGTATTCGGCGACACTGTCAGCGCCGGGATGAGACGCGAAATCGCCAGGGCGAAACGGCGCGGGATGTCGATTCGGTATTTCAACAGCAAATGCGAGGAGGACGCGATATGCGAGACTTGAAGATTTCCTACGGCAACAGTTGCTTCGCCAAGAAGTGGTCAAACAAGACGATTACCTTTGACGATCTCTGCAAGCGACTGGAAACTACTATCCGCACATCCGAGACTGTCGAGGAATACCCTCGCCTCCCCAAGAAGGAACGAGACAGGGTAAAAGACAAGGGCGGCCACGTTGGAGGCTGGCTAAGGAATGGGCAGCGCAAGCGAGAGATGGTGGAGTGTCGTTCTATGCTAACCCACGACGCTGACCACGCCGCTAAGGATTTCATCGACCGATACGGAATGCTGGGCAGGTACGCTTCCTGTCTATATACCACGCACGGGCATACGCCGGAAGCACCGAGGTTGCGTATCATCACACCTCTGACCCGCGACGTAACGCCGGACGAGTATGCCGCCATAACCCGGTTCTTTGCTGATGAGTGGGGTATCGACCAATTCGACGAATGCTCCTACCGCCCCCATCAGCTTATGTATTGGCCGACCACACCATCCGACGGAGAATACATCTTCAAACGCTTTGACGGAGAGTGGCTCGACCCCGACGAGTATCTGGCGGGGCACCCGAACTGGCGCGACTGTTCCCAGCTTCCCACATCGTCGAGGGAAAGCGCAGTCATCAACCGTGAGATGAAGCACCAGAAAGACCCGCTCGAAAAGGAAGGCATTATCGGCGCGTTCAACAACGCCCATTTCCCGATTCAGGATTTCATTGATTCGGAAATGTCGGATACATACGAGATGTCCTTAATTGGCGGGCGTTATGGGTACAGGCTCGCCGACAGCACAGCGGGCGTGGTCATATATGATGACCGGTTCGTCTATTCCAACCACGCCAGTGACCCCGCCTACGGGCAGCTGCTGAATGCCTTTGACCTGATGCGGGTTCACCGCTTCGGGCATCTGGACGAGAAGGATGGCATCAAGGCAATGCTCGACCTCGCCCGCAGCGAACATGGAGTGAAGGCGTGGCTCGCCAAACAAAGGACGGAGAAGGCGCAAGCCGAATTTGCCGAACCCGCAGACGGCGGCACTGACTGGCAGCTGCAGCTGGAGGTGGAGAAGAACGGCAAGGTCAAGGACACCCTCGACAATCTGGTGCTTATCCTTGACAACGATCCGAAAGTGGCGGTCGTGGGCTATAACGAACTGAAAAGCAGCCTTGACTTCATTGCCAAGCCGGCATGGGAGCCGATTAAGTATCCGTCTTGGACGGACAACGACACGTCGCAGCTACGGGTTTACTTAAGCGATATTTATGGCATCTACTCGCCGAACAAAACCCAGGATGCACTGAACATGGTGGCGGCGAAGCGCAAGCACCATCCAATTCGGGAGTACCTTAACTCCCTGCCGACTTGGGACAAAAGGGTGCGCGTGGAGACGCTGCTCATCGATCACCTCGGCGCACAGGACACCATCTACACCAGAGCCGTGACGCGCAAAACCATTGTGGCGGCGGTAGCCCGTGTTTTTGTGCCGGGTATAAAGTTCGACAGTGTCCTGGTCATGGATGGACCTCAGGACAAGGGCAAAAGTACTTTATTTAACCGGCTTGCGGGCGACAATTGGTTCAACGACGGGCTGACGCTCACGGATATGCAGGATAAGGCCGGCGCGGAGAAGCTGCAGGGCTATTGGATTCTTGAAATCGGGGAACTGACCGGGATGCGGAAGTCCGACATCGACAGCGTGAAGTCATTCATTAGCCGTCGCGACGATAAGTACCGCGCCAGCTACGGACGCGTGGTGGAGAGTCATCCCCGCCAAAGCATCATCGTAGCGACCGTCAACAGCATGGGCGGTTTCCTCCGTGACCCTACGGGCAACCGCCGCTTCTGGCCGGTAAAGACGCCCGGCGGTACGAGGAAGCATTCGTGGGACATCACCGATGAGGAAGTAAAGCAGATATGGGCGGAGGCGCTTGCGCTCTGGAAGGCCGGCGAGAAGCTGTATCTGGAGGGCGGCGTCAAGGAGACAGCGGCAGCGGAGCAGAACGCCGCGCTTGAAACCGATCCGCGCGAGGGTCAGGTTCTGGACTATCTCGAACAGCTTCTGCCTGAGAACTGGTATGGGATGGATATTTATCGCCGGCGCGAGTTCATCCGCGCCGACGGAGATCCGACCCAACCAAGGGGCGCAACGAGCCGAAGTTCTGTCTGCACGATGGAAATCTGGTGCGAGTGCTTCGGGAAGGATGCGGCGGCAATCAAGCGAGCGGACAGCTACGAAATAAGCACCATACTACGCAAGTTGGGCTGGTCGCAGTCCGAATCGTCTAAACGCATACCGTTATACGGGAAGCAGCGCTTATGGAACAAGCTATGAACGCGTCAATGCAACAAAGCCTGATTTTACGGAGCTTTGCGAACATAAGGAACAATAGGAACGAAATCTACTATATATTATGTCGGTGTCCTGTAATAGGTATAGACCGTTCCTGTACCCGCGTGAGGGTATATATAGGAAATCTTGTTCCTTTTCGTTCCTTCGTTCCACCAGTTAAACAATGGGAGGTCAAGATGAAGGAAAAGATATTGGAACGCAAACTCGTGCAGGCGGTCAAGGCGATGGGAGGATTAGCCCCCAAGTTTGTAAGCCCCGGTTTTGACGGAGTGCCGGACCGCTTAATACTGTTACCGGGTGGCAGAATTGCCTTTGCAGAAGTTAAAACGACGGGATGCAAACCCCGGCCGTTACAGGTAAAGCGAAAAGGGCAGCTGGAAGCGTTAGGGGTTTCGGTCTACATCATTGATCACCCGGATCAGATTGGAGGGATGCTGGATGAGATACGAGCCACATAAATACCAGGATTATGCCACCAGATTTATCCTTGAGCACCCGATTGCGGCTGTTCTGCTTGAAATGGGATTAGGCAAGAGTGTCATCACTCTTACCGCCATCTTCGATCTTACCCTAGACAGTTTTGAGATCCGAAAGGTTTTAGTTATTGCTCCGCTACGGGTAGGAATAGGGACTTGGCCAGCTGAAATGAAAAAGTGGGATCACCTAAATGGGCTTACCTGCTCGGTGGCTATCGGCAGCGAAACCCAGCGGAAAGCTGCGCTTTTGCAACCAGCACAGGTTTATATTATTAACCGGGAAAACATTGACTGGCTGGTGAATAAAAGCCGACTTCCCTTCGACTATGACATGGTGGTTATTGATGAACTAAGTTCATTTAAGGCTAACAGTTCCAAACGTTTCAAGGCGCTGCGCAAGGTTCGTCCCAGTGTCAAAAGAGTGGTCGGCCTCACTGGGACGCCTTCCTCCAATGGACTGATAGATTTATGGGCTGAAGTCGGTATTCTTGACATGGGGCAGCGTCTTGGCCGGTACATCACCCATTTCCGCAACAATTACTTTATGCCCGACAAACGCAGCCAGCAGATGGTATTTTCATATAAGCCCCGGCCCGGTGCGGAGGAAGCCATCTATCAACTGATCTCGGATATTACCATCAGCATGAAAAATACCGATTATCTTAAATTGCCGGAGCTGGTGATAAATGAAATCCCCGTCAGGCTATCTGAAAAAGAGACCGACTGCTACCAGACAATGAAGCGCGAAATGGTGCTTTCTATCCAAGACAAGGAAATTGATGCGGTTCACGCCGCCGCGCTTTCCGGCAAGCTTCTCCAGATGGCAAACGGTGCGGTCTATGACGAAAGCGGCGGCGTAGCACATATTCACGACCGCAAGCTGGATGCGCTGGAGGATCTAATCGAAGCAGCCAACGGCAAGCCGGTTTTAATTGCCTACTGGTTCAAGCACGACCTTAAGCGGATACTGGAGCGTTTTCCCGCCGAGCGGCTGGACAGTACCGGTTCCATAAAGCGATGGAATGACGGCGATATCCCGGTGGCCGTTATCCACCCCGCATCGGCGGGTCATGGTTTAAATCTACAATCTGGAGGTTCCACCCTTGTATGGTTCTCCCTGACTTGGAGCCTGGAACTTTACCAGCAGACCAATGCCAGGCTCTGGCGGCAAGGGCAAAAGGACACCGTTGTTATTCATCACATTATCGCCAAGAGCACGATTGACGAACAGGTCATGAAGGCTCTCCGACTAAAGGATAAAACCCAGACCGCCCTCATTGAAGCGGTCAAGGCAAACCTAAACAAGGAGGCGGTCGCATGATTGCATTAAAATACATCAACAAGAACGCCGCTACCGTAGCCGCCATCCGCGACTATACCAACATGCGGTTCATTATAAATAACACCCCGGAGGAGATAAAGGAAGTGTACGAAAAGATGAGTGCACCTAGAACCCCCAAGTTATCAAGGATGCCGTCCGTAAGGAACCCGCAAGCCGGAGCCGACAAACTGGCGGCGCAGATTGACAAGCTGGACATTCTGCGGGAACGCTACAGCCAGGCTATAGAGTACATGGCGTGGTTCGAGCCTGCCTGGTCAAGCTTGACCGATACTGAGCAACACTTCCTCTCTGAGTTCTACATGGGCGACAACCAGAAGTCTGGTGCGACCTACCGCCTGATGACTGAACTTAGTTACAGCGAAAGCCACGTGGAAAGATTACGGAGCAATGCATTAAACCACCTGCGCAGTATGCTGTTCGGATAAAGATGAGGGAATTATGAGGGAGTGATTGTCTCAGGACCTTGTATAATAGTAACATCGAAAGCTGTATCAAGAGCCTTCGCGGAGTTACAACCGCGGGGGCTTTTTGTATGCCAATAACGAGGTGAATTTTAATGCCCTTTAAGCCCAAACGACCCTGTTCTCAGCCTGGTTGTCCTAAGCTGACAGACGGCCGGTTTTGCGAGGAACACACAAAAGAAGAGGCAAAACGATATGAAAGATACCAGCGCGACCCGGCGATGAAGAAACGCTACAGCAGGACTTGGAAACGGATTCGTGACCGGTACATCAAGGAGCACCCCCTCTGTGAAATGTGTCAAAAGGAAGATAAATTGACGCTGGCCGAGGAGGTGCACCATGTTGTGCCGCTTTCGAAGGGAGGAACCCATGCAGAAGAAAATCTGATGGCGTTATGCACCAGATGTCACTCAACCATAACAGCTAAGGAAGGTGGACGTTGGGGCTAAGGGCTATGTGCGCTGTAAGGAACGGCAACCTTACCTCATGTATCGCTTCAGTTCTTCATAGAAGTTTTCGCGGGTACCAGCAAGGATTACAACAACGGTTTCGTCATCTTCTTCAACAATGGTGTAGGCCAACTCGTAGTTGGTTTTGTTGTGGAAGATATCGCAGCAATATATGCCGCTAAGATCACCGGTTTTAGGTTCACCAAAATAGGGATCCATTTGAACCTGATCAATAGCGGCTTGAAATTTATCTTTTAGGGATTTCTCTTTTAGCTTTTTTAGATAACGGGCAGCAGGAGGCAAAATGATTAATTTGGCCATCACTCTGCCTCCGAACCAAAGACATCTTCATAGCTATCATTTGATGCTTGGCCTTTAGCTGCAAGGCGAGCCTCATCAAGCAAGCGTTCTACAGCGGGACGAACTTGGCGGCGAGTTTCTTTAAATTTATCCAGCAGTTCTTGTCCGGAAAGACCTTGGGTTATTAAATCGGCCAGGATCTGTTCGTCAAATTCTCCGCCGCTTTCCCGAACTGGCCGGATGACGATGGCGTTGTTTTGGATGTAGCATTCCACTTCCTTATCAATGCCGACGCTGTTATAGAACTCAATCGGTATGGTTATCTGGCGTTTTTGTGATACTGAGATACGTTTTTTTATCATCGGGTTTTCTCCTTTGGGTTTAACTTGGGACATTACTGTTCCTCCTTGCTAGTATATGCTGATCCATTAGAAAAAATACAAAGATTCTTTGATTAATAATAGCAAAGAAACAAAGAAAACTCAAGGGCAGGGGGGAGTCGAATCTCTACAGCCTGTGCCCTGGAGAACGGGCGGCCCCCTTCGCGTGCAAAAATTACAGTTCAAACGGGGGATTAAGCCCCGCCACAGCTAGGAGGTGAGGGTTTGTGGCAAAAGACGGAACCAATAGAGGCGGTCGCCGGGTCCGTGCCGGTGACAAGCCGCAGCCCCTGGCTGACAAAATCACATCCGGAAAGGCTGCAAAGATTTTAGAAGCCCCGGAACTGCAGCCTGAGTCGATGCTCGAAGCGGAGGAACTTGAGGATGCGGCAGATTTATACGGAGAAGACATGCCTGCACCCAGCGATTACCTCAGCGCGAGACAAAAAGACGGTAAGCCGCTGGGCGCTGGCGATCTGTTCAAAGAAACCTGGAAATGGCTCAAGGACCGCGGCTGTGAGAAGTTCGTCAACCCGCGGCTGATTGAAGCCTATGCCCAGGCGTTTACGCGTTATATCCAGTGTGAGGAAGCCATCAGCACCTACGGACTTTTAGGCAAGCACCCCACCACGGGCGGCGCGATGGCCAGTCCGTTCGTGCAGATGAGCCAATCATTTCAGAAACAGGCAAACCTTATCTGGTATGAGATTTTTGACATCGTCAAACAGAATTGCACCACGGCCTTCGTTGGCAATCCCCAGGACGATATCATGGAAGCTTTACTGTCAGGCAGGAAAGGACGATAAGAATGAACACAACCGAGCGTTTTGAAAAAGTGAATATCGATCGGCTGGTGCCCTATGCCCGAAACGCCCGCACTCACAGCAAAGAACAGATACTCCAGCTTAGAGCATCACTCCGGGAGTTTGGATTCGTCAACCCGGTCATCGTAGATAAGGATCTTAATGTCATCGCCGGGCATGGGCGCATCCTGGCTGCCAAGGAGGAAGGCATAGCCGAAGTACCCTGCGTATTTGCGGAACACCTGACCGAAGCCCAGAAGCGGGCCTACATTATAGCCGACAACCGGCTGGCCCTGAACGCTGGCTGGGATGATGAAATGCTCTCAGTAGAGATTGCCGATCTGCAGGGCGCGGACTTCGACATCTCCCTCCTCGGTTTTAACGACGCGGAACTGAATAAGCTGCTGGGCGCTCTTGAGGATGTGAAGGACGACGACTTTGATGTAGAAGGCGAACTGGCCAAGCCCGCTGTAACAAAGCCAGGCGACCTGTGGCTTTTAGGACAGCACCGCGTTGTCTGCGGTGACAGCACCCAAGCGGATACCTATACCCTGCTTATGGACGGTAAACTTGCCAACCTGGTAGTAACCGATCCTCCCTACAACGTTAACTATGAGGGTACGGCGGGCAAGATTAAAAACGATAACATGGCGGACCAGAAGTTCTACCAGTTCCTGCTGGAAGCTTTCACCCTGACCGAAAAGGCCATGGCCAGGGATGCAAGTATCTATGTATTCCACGCCGACACGGAGGGATTTAATTTCCGTAAAGCATTTAAGGATGCGGGATTCTATTTATCAGGAACGTGTATCTGGAAAAAGCAGTCGCTGGTCTTGGGACGTTCCCCTTACCAGTGGCAGCATGAGCCGATATTGTTTGGCTGGAAAAAAGCCGGCAAACACGCCTGGTACTCCGACCGCAAGCAGTCTACCATCTGGGAGTTCGACAAACCCAGGAAAAACACCGATCATCCGACCATGAAGCCAGTGCCGCTGGTCGCCTACCCCGTACTAAACTCCAGCATGACGGGCTGTATTGTTCTTGATCCCTTCGGCGGATCGGGCAGCACCCTGATCGCCTGTGAGCAGACCGGACGGATTTGCCACACCGTGGAACTGGACGAGAAGTTCTGCGATGTTATCGTGAACAGGTACATCGATTTAAAAGGTTCTGACGCTGATGTTTACCTTTTGCGCGGCGGTCGGAAAACTCCCTTTGAAAGCATGCAAAACATGGTGTAAAGGCTTGCTATTACACCGATCCAGAGTGATGTATATGACTACCAAAACAGAAAGGTGGTCGATCCCATGGAATTTAAGTTTAACGTTACCGGTGCTAGGCGCAAAGAGCTAGTTCTGGCCATCAGTGAAATCCTGAATGCTGCATCGGAATACCAAGGCCCACCGACCTTTGCTTATGTCATAGGCGGGTTTACAGTCAACAAAGAAGGCACCCTCATCATCAGCGAAATCAACAGCGACGAAGAGCTTGAGCTATTATTATACGAGCTAGACCGGCGCGGACTTCAGTTTGAGGCACCAGACGAGCTGGTTATTGAGATGCCCAAAGAAGGTTTTACCGAAGCCGCCATTGCTAATCTGGAGCGGCTGGTTAAGAGCAAGGAAATCCTTATCAAAAAAGCCCTGGGCGCAGACCGGTTGCCAATTGAACAGACCGAGGACCGACTGCGTTTCCCCTGGTTCTCTGGCAGCCTTACAGCGGAAGAAGTCAGCGCCTATGCCCGTTTCATCGGGGCGCTTTGCGCGATGGCCAAGAACCAAAAACGGGTAACGGCCACCGAAAAGGCGTATGACAATGAGAAGTACGCCTTTCGCTGTTTTCTGCTACGGCTGGGATTTATCGGGCCGGAATACAAAGAGGAACGAAAGATTTTGCTATCCAGGTTAACCGGCAGCGCTGCTTTCAAAAACGGCCAGCGCAGTTCGGAGGAGGTGCCAGAAGCATGAAGCAGATTCATCCGGAAATGTTAAAGGCACTCAGGTCATATTATCCTCCTGGTACACGGGTGGAACTAGTTCGCATGGAGGACCCTTACACAAAACTGAAACCCGGCGATCCGGGTATAGTATCCTTCATCGACGATACCGGCACCGTGTTTGTTGACTGGGATTCCGGCAGCAGGCTAGGGGTCGTATTTGGGAGGATGAAATCAGAAAAATCGAAGAATAACTGGGGCAACCGTCCGGATAAAAAGACGGATATTTCGGCGTATTTAAACTGTTTATATTGCTAAAATCCCTTGCTATATAGCCCTTTCAGAGTGATATATGTACACACCAAAAAAACACACCTGAAAGGAGCTTGGATAGCATGTTCAACACCAAATTCGGAATTGAGATTGAGTTTACCGGGATTACCAGGAGCCAGGCCGCCGAGATAGCGGCACAGTTTTTTAACGGGAGGATCGAACACTGCCGGGACAGCTACGATACCAAAAAGGTACACACCCCGGATGGACGAACCTGGAAGTTTATGAGCGACGCCAGCATCCGCCGGGAGGTAAAGCTGAGCGGCAGAAAAATCAGCGCCGAGCACGAATACAGCGTTGAACTGGTAAGCCCGGTTTTAAGCTACCGCGAGGACATTGCAACCCTGCAGGAACTGGTCAGAAAGCTTCGCAAAGCCGGAGCATTTACCAACCCCTCCTGCGGGATACACATTCACCTGAACGGCGCGGACCATACGCCCAGGAGCATTAGGAACTTCATCAACATCATCGCCAGCAAGAACGACCTTTTCTACCAAGCCTTACAGATTGAGAGAGAGCGAATGAGGTTCTGTAAAAAGATGGATGCTGCCCTGGTAGAAAAGATTAACGCTAGAAGGCCGAAAACCATGCGGGAGCTTGAGGAACTTTGGTACGAAGGTTACTGCGAAAGCCGCAGCCGTCATTACCATGAAAGCCGCTACCACTTTTTAAACCTGCACAGCTTTTGGCACGGCAACCACACGGTGGAACTGCGGGGATTTAACAGCGAACTGCACGCGGGCAAAATCAGAAGCTACATAGTCTTAGCCCTGGCCATGAACCAGCAGGCCTTGACCCAAAAGAGTGCCAGCGCCAGAAAGCCCCAGGTTGAAAACGAAAAGTTCGCCATGCGGACCTACTTAAACAGGATCGGCTTGATCGGCGAGGAGTTCAAAAACTGCCGCGAGCACCTTTGCAAACACCTGGGAGGTTCGGCGGCATGGAGGTTTCGGGCGGCTTAAGCCGCCACCGAAACCAGCGATAAAGGAGGTTAATACTAATGGATAAGCATAACAAACTGTACATCGCCTACGGCTCCAACCTCAATCTTGCGCAGATGGCTGACCGATGCCCAACCGCCAGGGTTATCGGTTCCAGCGAAATGCAAGGCTGGCAACTCCTGTTCAGGGGTTCACGAACAGGTGCAGTAGCAACGGTGGAGCCTAAAAAGGGCTGCAGCGTCCCGGTCCTGGTCTGGGAGATAACCCCCGCCGACGAAGCGGCGCTCGACCTATATGAGGGCTGGCCTTTTTTATACCGCAAGGAAACCGTCAGGGTGAAGATTAACGGAAAGACAGTCAAGGCAATGGTATATATCATGAACGAAGGCAGGCCGCCGGGCCAGCCCAGCTGCTATTACTATTCGGTCATCCTGGAAGGCTATAAGGAAGCGGGCTTTGATGTGGATATCCTGCGCCGGGCAGCCGCCGAATCGGTAGAAATGGAGGAAGCCAGATGAACGAAACCATACGGAGGCAGCTTTTAGCCATCAGGGAAAGCGGGGTCACGAACATGTTTGACCTCCCGCGCGTTCAACGGGAAGCATACAGCCGAGACTTTCATGAACTGGTTATTTACCTTAATGACCATAAGCCCGAGTACTGCCGCTTTATCCTGACGGGGGAAGAGGCGGAGAGCGAATAACCGACAACCAATAAATATACGGGAAACTGAGCTTCTTAAGGAGGCTCTTTTCTTTTGTCCGCTTAAAGAGAGGAGGCGGCAAGCATACGAAAACTCAAGAAATACAAGCCGACTTCCTTTATGGCAGCGGATTCAAAATACAGTAAAGATGCTGCCGACTATGCGGTTGCCTTTATCGAAGCCCTGTGCCACACCAAAGGCTCCTGGGCGGGACAGCCCTTTGAACTGATTGACTGGCAGGAACAGATTATCCGTGACCTGTTCGGCATCTTAAAGCCCAACGGTTACCGCCAGTTCAATACTGCATATGTGGAAATACCCAAAAAGATGGGCAAATCGGAACTGGCGGCGGCCATCGCTCTGCTCTTAACCTGCGGTGATAATGAGGAACGTGCTGAGGTTTACGGCTGCGCCGCCGATCGCCAGCAGGCGTCCATCGTATTCGAGGTTGCCGCTGATATGGTGCGGATGTGCCCGGCTTTAAACCGGCGCGTCAAGCTCTTGGCTTCGACCAAGCGGCTCGTGTATCTGCCGACCAACAGCTTCTACCAGGTACTTTCGGCAGAAGCCTACTCCAAGCACGGCTTCAACATCCATGGCGTGGTGTTTGATGAACTGCACACCCAGCCAAATAGGAAGCTGTTTGACGTCATGACCAAAGGCTCCGGCGACGCCAGAATGCAGCCGCTCTACTTCCTCATAACCACAGCGGGCGATAACGTCAACAGTATTTGCTATGAGGTGCACCAAAAAGCCAAAGACCTGCTGAACGGCCGGAAGCACGACGCGACTTTTTATCCTTTAATCTACGGAGCAGAGGAAGAAGACGATTGGACTGACCCTAAAGTCTGGAAAAAAGTCAATCCTTCGTTAGGAATAACCGTGGGCATCGACAAGATAAAAGTCGCCTGTGAGAGCGCGCGGCAAAACCCGGCCGAGGAAAACAGCTTCCGGCAGCTTAGACTCAACCAATGGGTCAAACAGTCTGTTCGCTGGATGCCCATGGAGAAATGGGATAAATGCGCTTTCCCGGTTGATGCGGAAAGTCTCAAGGGCCGTATCTGCTACGGCGGGTTGGACTTGTCCAGCACTACTGATATTACAGCTTTTGTGTTGGTCTTTCCCCCGGTTGATGAGGACGATAAATTTCATATCCTTCCCTACTTCTGGATACCGGAGGATAACCTCGACCTGCGGGTACGGCGCGATCATGTGAACTATGACCTTTGGCATAAGCAGGGATTCCTGAAAACCACGGAAGGCAATGTGGTGCATTACGGCTTCATTGAAAGCTTTATCGAGGAACTCGGTACTCAGTACAACATCAGAGAAATTGCCTTTGACCGCTGGGGAGCGGTGCAGATGACACAGAACTTAGAAGGGCTAGGCTTTACGGTGGTACCGTTTGGACAAGGCTTCAAGGATATGTCCCCACCGACCAAGGAACTGATGAAGCTAACCCTGGAGGAAAAGATCGCCCATGGCGGTCAGCCGGTCCTGCGCTGGATGATGGATAACATTTTTATCCGCACAGATCCAGCTGGCAATATCAAACCCGACAAAGAAAAGTCTACCGAGAAGATTGACGGAGCGGTGGCAACGATAATGGCGCTGGATAGAGCACTACGGAATGGCGGGAGCCACGAAACTTCGATATATGACAAGAGAGGCTTAATTGTTCTATAATTATCTTTTAAGATGTATTCGAGGTGGAACCGTTGTTAGAGGCACTAAAGCAAAAAGCAAAGCAGTTAAAAAGAGAAATATACACGATATTTTGGGTTTACACGCATGAAGGTGTGCCCTGGTATAAAAAATTATTTCTTTTACTTATTATTGCTTATGCGCTGAGTCCAATAGATCTAATTCCTGATTTTATTCCTGTTTTAGGATTGTTAGATGACCTTATTATAGTTCCTCTAGGAATTTATATAGCCATGAAAATGATTCCTAAAGATATTTGGGATGAAAGCCGGCGCAAAGTTGATGAAGGACTTGAAATCAATAAAAGTTATGGGCTATACGGTGCGGGTTTCATTACGGCAGTATGGCTGCTTGGATTATTTTGGATTTTCAAAACCCTGTTTGGTAATTTGATAGATTTTAATTTGCTCAAAATGTTATCTCTTTTCCTTGGAAGTTTTTTAGCAGCGTTGATATCTGGAGCGGCCGGCTTTGGGGGAGCGTTACTGCTCTTGCCGGTACTTTCTTGGACGATAGGCCCGCTTGCGGCGGTTCCGGTTTTGACAATAGCGCAGTTAATCGGCAACTTGTCCAGAGTTTATGCAGGCTTCAAAGAAATAAGCTGGAAGCCGGTAATGGTCTTTATCGCCACGGCTGTTCCATTTTCAGTTATCGGTGCTTTGTCTTTTGTCTCTCTGCCGAAGGAACTGATTATGCGCATCATTGGCGCTTGCATAGTAATTTTTGCCCTGCTTAAGTATTACAAAATATTGAAGTTTAATCCCGGCAATAAAACCCTGTTAGCAGGCGGCGGGGTAACCGGTTTGCTTTCCGGGCTTGTCGGAAGCGCAGGGCCAATCGGAGCAGCCGTATTTCTATCGCTGAACCTTTCGCCCATGGGATACATTGCCAGCGAAGCTGTAACTGCTACAGTGATGCATATATTTAAGACCATTATTTATCAAAAATATGTGAACATAGGCATAACAGAAGTTGGGCTAGCGTTAGGTATGGGAGTGTTCATGGTGCTTGGGACAATGGCAGGCAAAAAAATCATAGAGAAGATGGATAGAGAGAAATTCACCGTCTTTGTTACGGTTTTGCTCGGGGTAATCGGCATCATTATGATTATTACAGGATAAAGACAATCCAATAATTCAAGACCATACAAGCATCTGGTGTACCAGGTGCTTTTTTCATGCCTTTTTTTAGGAGGATGAGATAATGAATATTCCGTTCCTGACGAGATTTTTCCAAACAAGGGCCAGTCCTAAGAATGCTTTTTGGGCTAGTCCATATAGCTTTTTCTTCGGCAGTACCTCAAGCGGCAAAACGGTCAATGAGCTCACAGCCATGCAGACCACCGCTGTGTATGCCAGTGTAAGAATACTGGCCGAGACTATTGCCAGCCTGCCGCTGCACACATATAAATACACATCTGGCGGCAAAGAGAAGGCTGTGAGCCACCAATTATATTACCTGCTCCATGACGAGCCTAACCCGGAGATGACTTCATTTGTGTTCAGAGAGACACTGATGAGTCATCTTTTATTATGGGGAAATGCTTATGCCCAGATTATCCGGGACGGCAGGGGCAAGGTACTGACTCTGTATCCGCTGCTGCCCGACCGGATGACTGTGGACAGGACTTCCAGCGGACAGCTCTATTACGAGTACCGAAAGGATACCGGATATGTAATCTTGCGGCCGGAAGAGGTTCTGCACATACCGGGCCTGGGGTTTGACGGTTTGATTGGTTATTCGCCCATCGCAATGGCCAAAAATGCTATTGGTATGGCGATTGCTACTGAGGAATACGGGGCCAAGTTTTTCGCCAATGGGGCCAATCCGGGGGGCGTCCTGGAACATCCCGGGGTAGTAAAAGATCCAGCCCGAATCCGGGAAAGTTGGAACGCTGTCTACCAGGGCAGCGGCAATGCCCACCGGGTAGCAGTGCTTGAAGAAGGTATGAAGTTTCAGCCCATAGGAATACCGCCGGAGCAGGCGCAGTTTTTAGAAACCCGAAAATTCCAAATCAACGAGATCGCCAGAATCTTTAGAATACCGCCGCACATGATCGGTGATCTAGAAAAGTCTAGCTTCTCTAATATAGAGCAGCAGAGTCTGGAATTTGTGAAATACACGCTCGATCCCTGGGTAGTGCGCTGGGAGCAGGCTATGCAAAGAGCGCTCTTATCCTCGGGTGAGAAGAAAGATTACTTTATCAAATTCAATGTGGACGGACTCTTGCGGGGAGATTACCAGAGCCGGATGAACGGATACGCGGTAGGCCGGCAGAATGGCTGGATGTCTGCTAACGACATCCGGGAACTGGAGAATTTAAACCGGATTCCCGAGGAACTGGGCGGCGATCTATACCTCATTAACGGCAATATGACCAAGCTGGCCGAGGCCGGGATATTTGCCAATAAGAACAACAATGAAACGGGGGTGGGAAACCTTGAAGAGAAAATTCTGGAACTGGGTCAGGAACGAGGAAGGCCGAACTCTGTATCTTGACGGAGCCATTGCCGAGGAAACCTGGTTCGGCGATGAGATAACACCGAAACAATTTAAAAACGAGCTTTTAGGCGAAAACGGCGACATCACCGTCTGGATCAACTCCCCGGGCGGTGATGTTTTTTGTGCCAGTCAGATCTACAACATGCTGATGGATTACCCGGGCAAGGTCACGGTAAAAATTGATGGGCTTGCGGCCAGTGCCGCCTCGGTAATTGCCATGGCGGGCGGGGAAGTGTTCATGTCGCCGGTATCCATGATGATGATCCACAATCCCATGACCATAGCTTTCGGTGACAGCGGGGAGATGGAAAAGGCCATCGCCATGTTAGGTCAAGTGAAGGAGAGCATCATCAACGCTTACGAACTGAAAACCGGTCTTTCCCGAGCCAAGCTGTCGCGCCTCATGGATGCGGAGAGCTGGTTCAATGCAAAAAAGGCAGTGGAGTTGGGGTTTGCCGACGCGATTCTGTTTACTTCGACTAATGAGTCCAGTCCGGACAATGAAGGCCTCATTTTCAGTAACCTGGCGGTGGTCAACTCGCTAATTAATAAGCTGCCGCGTCAGGAAAAGAAACCCGGATCAGCCATAACCATATTGGACAAGAGGCTTAACCTCTTGAAATTGTAAGGAGGGATTTGTTAATGAGCAAAATATTGGATCTGCGGGAGAAACGAGCCCAGGCCTGGGAAACCGCCAAGGCATTTCTGGATTCCAAAAGGGGCAGCGACGGTTTGATATCCGCAGAGGATACCGCGGTTTATGAAAAGATGGAAGCGGACGTAGTAAACCTGGGTAGGGAAATCGACCGGCTGGAGAGACAGCAAGCTATGGACCTGGAACTGGCCAAACCGCTGAACTCACCGATTTTGGCCAAGCCTTCAGTAAACGGAGAACAGAAAACCGGCCGGGCCAGCGACGAATACAAACAGGCTTTTTGGAAAACCATGCGCAGTAAAAACAGCTTCGAAGTGCAGAATGCATTGCAGATCGGCACTGACAGCGAGGGTGGCTATCTGGTGCCGGACGAGTTTGAAAGAACCCTAATCGAAGCCCTGCAGGAAGAAAACATTTTTAGGCAATTAGCCAACATAATCACCACCTCTTCAGGCGACCGGAAGATTCCGGTAGTGGCCAGCAAAGGGACTGCTTCCTGGGTGGATGAAGAAGGAGCCATCCCGGAATCAGACGATGCCTTCGGGCAGGTTTCCATCGGTGCCTATAAACTGGCTACCATGATCAAGGTTTCCGAGGAACTGTTAAATGACAGCGTTTTTAATCTCGAATCATATATTGCCAAAGAGTTTGCCAGGAGAATCGGGGCCAAAGAGGAAGAAGCCTTTTTCGTTGGGGATGGCAGCGGCAAACCGACTGGCATATTAAATGCTACCGGCGGGGCGGATCTAGGCATAACGGCTGCTTCTGCAACTGCGATCACCGTGGACGAGGTCATGGATTTGTTCTACAGCCTGAAATCACCGTATCGCAAAAGCGCTGTCTTTGTAATGAATGATGCCACGGTCAAGGCTATCCGCAAGCTTAAGGACGGCAACGGACAGTACCTGTGGCAGCCATCGATTACTGCCGGCCAGCCGGATACGATTTTGAACCGGCCGGTTAAGACCTCGGCTTATGTGCCGACCATTGCATCAGCCAAAAAGACCATCGCTTTCGGCGATTTAGGCTACTACTGGGTGGCGGATAGACAGGGCAGGTCGTTCCAGAGACTCAACGAGCTTTATGCGGCTACCGGGCAAGTGGGCTTTAAGGCCACTCAGAGGGTGGACGGCAAGCTGATCCTGGCCGAAGCCATCAAAGTGCTGCAGATGAAAGCGTAGGTGAGACTTAAATGAGCAATGTTAAAAACTATACCGAGCAGGGCGGAGAGAAGACCGTCATTGGGGGAGAACTCGAGATTGCGGTAGGTGGCAAGCTGGCTGTTGCTGCAGGGGCAGTCGTGGAGGGGGTTGTAAGCGCTCCGGTAGTGGATGCGCTGAATTCAACCTCCACTACCAGCGCCCTGTCGGCCAATCAGGGTAAAGTCCTAAATGATGCCCTAGCTGCCAAGACCGCTGCCAACCAGTCAGACAGTACGGCTGCAGACGTGGCCGGTTTGGTGACCGATTTCAACGCTCTCTTAGCCAAGCTCATCGCGTCTGGTTTAATGGCAGCCGCTGAGTAATTACTTTATAAAGTAGTATTTGTTCCGTACATTGAGAATGGTAGAATTAGATGATTCTTGTTGTGCAAGGAGACAAACGAGGTTTGTCTACGAGGTATAAATGAATTTAAAAATATCATTTAATGGAGGAACGAATATTAATGGCGGAGATGGTTGTGATTTTTGGGAATGAGCCAATTGAAGCTAAAGTTGCGCTTTGTCCTGTCTGTCAAAGGCCTGGACAAAAGGTTAACCAGAGGACTGTGCGCAACTTGCTCAAACAAGCAGTAAATGGGTCTATTGCAGATGCGGACTATTTTATCTGCTTGTCGCGGGAATGCCCAACTTCCTACTATGCGAAAGAAGGGATATCTTTCAATAAAGAAGATCTTACCGTCCCAATATGGTTTAAGGAAGAATCTCCCTCCCCAATTTGCTACTGCAAAGATGTTACGGATGAAGAAATACTCGATCACGTTGTAAACAAGCAGTGTTGCACCAATATTGAAGAAATACAGGCCCATACAGGAGCCAATACCGGGAAGGAGTGTGCAACGAAAAATTCAACCGGCCGGTGATGTGGTCCGGTAGTGCAATCGGTGATTGCACAGGGTCTAAGAGTTTTAAGAAAAGATGATTAATAGTCATATCGAAGCTTTTAGAGACTAACGGCAGGAAATAAGCTATAACACTAAAAGTAAATGGCAGATAGAGCACAACCTCTGAGGGGTTGTGCTTTAATCTTGCCATGGTTATGTCTGAAAGGAGGGTGGGCGTATTGGTCGTTACCCTGGAGGAAGCCAAGCTGTATCTGAAAGTTGACGGTGATGAGGACGATACGCTCATCACAGATCTCATTTATGCAGCCGAGGAACTCAGCCAGGATATCCTGCGCTGTCCGTTGACCGATTTTACTCTAGTGCCTGAAACCGTTAAGCAAGCAGTTCTCTATGCCATCGGCAATATCTACGAACAGAGGGAAACTGTGGACATGACCGCCGTAATTGCGGTTATGGCCAGGCTCCTGTTTGCCTACCGCAGGGAGGGGTGGTAAGGGTGAAGAATCGCAACCGGGTGAGTTTTGGGGAACTGCAGCAGCGCGTTTCGCTGCATAGTAAAACCATCACCAAAGCCGAAGGCATACCTCAGGAGAACTGGACTACGGTTGCCACGGTCTGGGCAGCGATAGCAGACCTATCAGGCAAGGAGTACATTCAGGCTGCCAGTATCCAGTCCGAGGTTACCACCCGGATCAAGATTCGGTTCCGCACCGGGATAACTCCGGCAATGCGGGTTCTTTATGGCACCCGGGTGTTTGCTATTCTATCTGTTATTGATAAAGATGAGCGGCACCGCGAAATTGAACTGATGTGCAGGGAGGTGATCCCGGGTGGCGGGTAATCTGACTTTGGAAGGTATGGAAGATATACTTACCCGGCTTAAAGAATTAGGGCAAAGAGCCGGTCCGTTGGAAAACCAGGCTCTCCATGCTGGAGCCAAAATTGTACAGGCCCATGCCAGCCAGAGAGCGCCCCGAAGTGAAACAGACGGGGAGCATCTGGCCGACAACATTGTCATATCCGAGGCTAAACAAGGAGAAGGGATAAAATACATCGAGGTGGGGCCGAGCGCTCCCTTTTTTTATGGCAAATTTCTGGAGTATGGCACCACCAAGATGGCCGCCCGGCCCTTCCTGGGTCCGGCTAAAGCGCAAAGCCGGAAAGAGGTGCTGGAAACCATCAAGCAGACTCTGAAAGAGGGGCTGGGCTTATGATCAATGTCAAACCGGAAGTGCTGACAGCCTTGGAAGGAAATTCGGATCTGAATACTCTGCTTGGCGGGCCTTACATCTACCAACTGAAAGCACCGGAAGGATTAGATAAATACATCACATTGTTTGAGTTAGCTAATTTCGATTCCGCTTGGGCCGATGACACTGCCCTTCTGGCAGAGGTTCACCTGCAGGTGGATGTATGGGTAAAAGCGTCCAGTACCTCGGCCATTGCGGCTGAGGTGGATAAAACCATGAAGGTGCTGGGCTATAAAAGAACCGGCAGCGCCGATCTGTATGAAGATGACACCAAAATATTTCACAAGGCACTCAGATATGTAACTGAGCGCCCACTCTAAGGAGGGATAAAATATGGCCGGCATCCAAGTGGGCCTAAACAGCCTATATTATGCAATCTTGACCAGCGACTCGCCTTCGGGGGCGGTCTACAACAGCCCGGTAGCTATTGCTGGGGCTATCAATGCCAAGATAAATCCCAAAAGTAATACTGAAACCCTGTATTGTGACGACGGCCCAGACGAAACCGTAACCTCACTAGGTGAGATCGATGTGGAGTTCGAGGCCAAGGATATTGACCTCAATACCCAGGCAGCCTTGTTGGGACACACTGTAGTGGGCGGGGTCTTGACCAAGAAGTCGACCGATACCGCTCCTTATCTGGCTCTGGGATTCAAGTCCCGGAAGAGCACTGGCAAGTACCGCTATGTGTGGCTGTTCAAAGGCAAATTTGCCCTGCAGGAGCAGGATTACCAGACCCAGGAGGATAAGCCCAAGTTTCAGACCCCCAAAATCAAAGGGACTTTCATCAAGCGTAGCTATGATGACGCCTGGCAGAAGCTGGGCGATGAAGATCATCCCGACTGGGTGGCGGATACAGGAACCAACTGGTTTACAGCGGTAGATGGGGCTGCGCCTAGCGCCTTAACCGTCAGTTTAGTACCCACTGACGGAGCAACCGGGGTCGCGGTTGGGGCTAACCTGACCTGGACCTTCAATAACGCCATACAGGTGAGCGATATGACTGCGGCCAACTTCCTGCTCTTAAGTGCCAGTGACGGGTTGGAGGTGGCCGGCGCGCTGTCTATTGATACGGCTCATAAAGTGGTGACTTTCAACCCCAGTGAAGATTTGGACCCCTCTACCGCCTACCTTATGGTCTGTACCCTGGGGATTAGAGATATCTACGGCCAGAGCTTAGCGGCCAACAGCGTTGGAAACTTCACCACGGCCGCCTAAAGGAGGAGGGGTATGATGGAAAACCCGACTATTACGTTAAAAGGCAAGACCTACACCGCGCCAGCGCCTAAAGTCAAGCTCTGGCGCGAGGTGACCAAATTCAAGGAGCAATTCAGCGGTACCGCCCAAGGTGATCAGGAAGCCTTGAGCGAGATGGAGCGTTTGATTGCGGCGGCCTTCAACCATCCAGACATAAGCGCAGAGGTCATCGAAGAGGAACTGGACTTGGATGAGTTTGTGCCGCTGTTTTACCAGATCGCCGGCTGGGTGGCGGAGGTAGTCAGCCGGAAGATGAGAGAACTCCCAAACGGACTGGAGCCGACGGACCGGACCTAAACAGTCTGTCGGCTTACCAGATGGTGGTGTATTTCTACCTAAGCCTGGCTAAAAACTACCACTGGATCCCAGAACAGATTGACACTATGGAGATCGAGATGTTCTGGGATTTGCTCATTGTGGGCGCAATGGTTATTGAGACTGAGGAAAATCCGTCCGGGTACATTGATGAGATTTGGTGAGGGAGGTGAGAACAGTTGGCAGAAACTATCGGCGAACTGCTGGTCAAGATCGGACTGGACAATACTGGCTTTAATCAGGGCATGAAGGAGTTGGACCAGTCTTTAAAACTAGCTAAAGCTGAGTTCCAGGCCGCCGCCGCCAAGATGGGCGACATGGGCAGTGCCGCCGACCAGCTGAAACTAAAAGTTGATTACTTGAACAAGCAAGCTGAGTTGCAAAGGCAGAAGGTTGCCGCTTTAAAAGATGCCTATGACAAAGCGGCAGGTAGTACCGAGCAGGATGCGGCGGCGGTGGAAAAACTGCAGATAAAAATGCTGCAGGCCGAAAAGGTTCTGGCCAATATGGAAAACTCCCTCAAAAAGACGGTCAGGGAACTGGAACTGCAAGCTTCAGCCTGGACCCAGCTAGCCAAGAAAGCCGAGGACGCCAGCCAAAAACTAAAAAATGCCGGTAATAGTATCACCAGCGCCGGGCAAGGCCTGTCCCTGACGCTTACCGCACCGATTGTGGCCGCCGGCGGCGCTGCGGTGAAGCTGGCGTCGGATACCAATGAAGCCCTCAACAAGGTGGAAGTAGCCTTTAAGGACAACGCACAGGGAATCAAGGATTGGAGCGATACTACCCTGGAACGCTTCGGCATTGCCCAGGGGACCGCGCTCGACATGGCTTCTACCTACGGTGATATGGCCACCAGTATGGGTCTTAACACAGAGCAGGCGGAAGTAATGAGCAAAACCCTGGTGGGGCTGGCCGGCGATCTGTCCAGTTTTAAGAACATTAAGATCGACATAGCGGATACCGCCTTAAAATCAGTGTTTACCGGTGAGACGGAATCCTTAAAACAACTTGGTATTGTCATGACCCAAACCAACCTGCAGGAATACGCCTACAGCCAGGGTATCCGGAAGAAGATCCAGGAAATGAGCCAGGCTGAACAGACTCAGCTGCGGTACAACTATGTCCTGGCCATGACCAAAAACGCCCAGGGAGATTTCGAGCGGACCGGAGCGGGAACGGCCAACCAGATGCGGGTTTTCTCCGAAAGCCTGAAAGAACTGGGAGCAACCATGGGCCAGCATATACTGCCGGTCATAACGCCTTTGATACAAAAATTAAATGAACTGGTCCAGAAATTCGGGGATTTGAGTCCCAGTGCACAGAAGACCATCCTGGTTGTGGCGGGGGTGGCAGCGGCCATCGGCCCGGTGATACTGATTATCGGCCAGCTGGTGACGGCCGCCGGGGCCATCTCTGGTGTAGTCGGTGCTGCTGCGGCAGCCATCGCCAGTGCCGGCGGGGTTACCGCAGCGTTAGGAGCGGCTATTACCGCTTTGACTGGTCCCATTGGAATTGCTGTAGCCGTTATTGCAGGGCTGGTTTTAGCGGTCAAGGAACTATGGCAAAACAACGAGAGCTTTCGGACTGTAGTCAAGGAGGTTTGGTCTGATATACAGGCGATTATCACTCAGGCCGGTATTGCCATCCAGACCTTCTGGAACAAATGGGGCAATGACCTGACCGCAGTATTCTCAAACATCTGGAACATTATCAAAACGGTTTTTCAGACGGTGGCACAAGTGATTATTAACCTGTTCGGATTTTTTCTGGATGTTTTGCAGGGGGACTGGCAAGGAGCCTGGGAGCATATAAAAAACATCTTCGTTTCCCTATGGAACGGTATCAAAATAGTGGTGGTCAACGCATTTGAGGGATTAAGAACCCTGCACAACACCTTGCTGGAAATTGGAGCCCATATAATTCAGGGTCTGATTGACGGGATTAACGAGCGGATCGGCCGAGTCAGAGAGATTGCCGGTGAAGTAGCCGAAGCCGTAAAGGGCAAGATCAAAGAGGCCTTGTCCATCCAGTCGCCTTCGCAAGTCATGCACGAATACGGCCTAAACATTAGCGAAGGCTTGAGTCTAGGCATGCGGGAAGGGCTGTCCTTTGTGGAAGGATCGGTATCGGACATCATCGCCGCCCTGGTCGATATGCGGAACAGCCTGGAAAAAATCCAAGCAGAAACCAACAGAGAGCTACTGGAAGCCGAGCAGACCTATGCCGACCAGTGCCGGGAGGTCCGAACCAAACTGGCTCAGGACGAAATCGCCCTGCAGCAGGAACTGTCCGACAAGCTGGCCCAGATTAGTGTGGCCGGCCTGGAGAGAGAAGCCCAGGCGATTGATGCCTATAAACAGAGCTACGCGGCCAAGGTGGAGTCCATCAAGAACCAGTTGGGGCTGTTTGATGAAGTGAAGCCCCAGAAAGTATCGGGCAAATCCTTGTTAGGCAATTTGGACGACCAAGTTAGCCAGTTTGACAGCTGGCAGGCCAATTTAAAGTCACTGGCTGCTAAGGGAGTTGACCAGGGACTCATTGACGAGCTACGGCAAATGGGGGTCAAGGCGGCTCCCCAGATCGCAGCCTTAAACACCCTGACCACTGAAGAACTGGGTAAATATGTGAGTCTGTGGAAAACCAAAAACGCTCAGGCCCGGGCTGAAGCCAATATCGAGATGCGGCAGGCGCGGGTTGATTTAGGTCAGCGCTTGAGTGAGATCAGGACGGAAACCCAGAATCAGCTGACTCAGCAGACTATCGAAATGCAGAACAAACTGATGGAGATGAAAGCAAAGGCCGACGAGGAACTGGCTAAGTATAAAAAGGCTTGGGAAGAAAAGAATGGTGAAATCAAAAAGAACGCCGCTGAAACAATCGCCGCTATCGAAAAGAAGTATGAAGAGATAGTCAAGAAATCAGCCGGGTACGGAATACAGGCCATGAGTGAGTTAATCCGGGGCATAAGGTCCAGGATGAGCGATTTGCAGGACGCCATGGATGAAGTAAGGAGCATAATGGGTTCCGGTATGGATCCCAATCAGCGCAACTCCCCGTCACTGGTGGATAAGATAAAAACCGGGGTGGCTGATATAACGGCTATCTACAGCACATTAAAAAGCAACCTAAGCAATCTTGGCCTGCAAACTACCTTGCCAGGAATTGCCCCGATAGCCTTGGGAGCAGTTGCGGGGAGTACAACTAACAGCAGTTCCACCACCGTCAACAGGATCAGCATAACGGTTAATGGCGGAACTTCTGACGCCGGAGAGCAAATCTACCGCACCTTGCTTGCCAAGGGGGTGCGCTTCAGTGGCTAAAACTCTGAGGATTGCCGGGATTGATCGATGGGCTGACTACCGCCGGGGAAGCCTTAACATAAGCCAGATGCTTACCTACCAGGCAGACGGCTGTTCTTTTGCAGTCAAGGGTGATAAGCCTTTGCAGGGCAGCGAAATAATCATCGAAGACACTGCCCTTACAGAACCCCGGCTTTTCGCGGGTATTATCGACCGGGTGGAGCTGATTTACAGTAAGGCCCCGCTGGTGTGGAAAGCCGATTGCCAGGACTACACCCTGCAGATGAATAAAAAGCTGGTGGTTGAAAGCTACCTGGGATGGAGCGCTGACGCAATCGTACGGGATATATTGAATAAATACTGCCCGGATTTTTCAGCTGCAGGGGTAGAAAACGGTGCTCCGGTAATCGAATCTACCGGCACCGACTTTAACTACATAATGCCGTCCGATTGCATGAAGTGGCTGTGCGACTACATCGGCTGGCAGTGGTATGTGGACCATTACAAAGTGGTCCATTTTTTTGACCCCGGCGAACTGGGCTCTGCCGCTCCCATGACCCTGCAGCCCGGAGGACGGTTCAGCAACTTCAAAGTCAGCATCGACCATCAGGGACTGCGCAACCGTGTTTATATATTGGGCGGCAGTATGCTGTCCGATTCGCAGACTATAGAGTGGAAAACAGACGGCGCGGCCCGCATCTGGGTGCTGCCCTGGACACCACAGGAATGCAGTCTGCAGGTGGGCGGAGTAGACTATAGTCTCGGTCTTGAAGGTACAGATGAGGAAGACAGCAAGGACTATATGGTGAATGTCAATGACGGCTACTTGCGCTGCTCGGCTGCTACGGATACGCCTTCAAGCGGACTGACCATGTCACTGACCGCCAGACAGAGCATAGACGTCATTACCGTAGTCGACGACCTGGCCAGCCAGGCAACCATCGCTGCACTAGAAGGCGGAGACGGGGTGTATGAACACCAAATCAAGGACGACACCCTGGTAACTATTGAAGCGGCTGAATCGGCCGGCAATGCGGATCTGCGTGACTGGGCCAACCCCAAGACCAGCGGCAGTTTTACTACCTCAGTACCCGGTTGGGCACCCGGTCAGCTTGTAGTCATCGAGCTGCCCGAACGGGGCGTTAACACTGTATTCCTGGTGCAGAAGGTAGGGATATCCTTAAGTGAAGCGGGACGTTGGGTTTTTACCGTGGAATTCGGGGGCCGCCTTCTAGGGATTGCCGATTTTCTTAAGGCACTGGTTTCGGCGCAGCAGAAGAAAAAAATGAATGATACCAAGCTAATCCATAAGTTTGTTTACGGAACAGAAGCAATATCGCTTACTGACGCGCTGCTTACGACAGTCAGGAACCGGCCCTGGGTAGTCGAAGGCTGCCAAAGCAGCGCATTAATGATAGGGGGTTAAATTTATGGCTGGCGGATATATTCAAGTCCCACCCGACAGTACCGGAAAAAAGCTGAACGCGCGCTACCGGGCTATTGAAGGCGGGGCGGGTTATGAGCAGTATGTAGCCTGGCATGGGCTGCCTACCTTTTACTGTTTAGCGCCAAGTGTGGCCTTGGCTCAGAACGAGCATTTATTTTCCATATATAACGATGCTGGCAGCGGGTATCTGATCAGGGTACCCAGGCTTTCGGTTGTCAACATGTCTCTGACAGCAATTACTGGCGTAGGAGTAGAACTGGATTTTATGCGTACCACCAGCCAGAGCGGCGGAACTGTTATTACCCCGCAGAAGGCTGACACGGCGGATGCAAACCTGGATGCCGGTATTCACATTGCCACCGGTGCCACCATTGCTGAGGGGGCTTTAATGTGGCCGGTAACTCTTAATAATGATGAGATACCCCTCACACTTAATGCCACACCTTTAATGGATTTCAACATGATACCCAGGGGGATAGACATTAAACCCTTGTGTATCAGGCCGGGTGAAGGTTTTAGTATTAAACAGATTACCAATACCGTAGTCGGCCTTTGGTCGGTACTGGCGGTCATAACAGCCGAGGATGGCGCTTAGGAGGAACACCTATGTCAATGATATGGGAAATGCATAAGTGGGGGCTTACTTCTATTCCTCAACCGGAAAGCACGGCCATAACAACTATCGGCAGTTTAGCCCGTATCTATCCCCAAACTCAAGCCATGTCTCTGCCCCGGGGTCTGCAGATCTCTGTGAGTGCTAATGGCAGCCAGTGGAGCCAATGGGCGGATATAGACTTTTCCAAAGCGGTTACGGTACCATACCCGGGTTTTATCAAATTCAGGGCTTTTCAAAAGGCTGCGGTGCAGGTATTTAACTACAAATCACCTGAAGAAGCGGATTCAGTTGTCGGCCTGACCGTAGTATTGGGCCAGTATGGGGTGGTGTAAGTTATGAAGGAAACCATGAGACTGAAATCGGAGTGGTATTTGGAATATGAAGACGGAACAGTAATTGGACCATTGCAAAACTATGTAACCAGTGCCGGATTGGGTATAGCCGCTCAGAAGGTAGCGGGACTGTCCAGTCCCTACCTAGTTATTGGCGATGATCTGGCCGAAGGGGATACCATTACTGAGGTTTTCCGCAAAGCAGTATCGGTTGTGACCCAATCGGGAAATAACATAAGGCTTAGGACCGTGCTCTTGGCAGGAGAGGGCAACGGACAGCATCAAAAGACTTGTATTTTTGTAAGTGCGACCGATGCCCCCGGCTCAGGCACTATGTTTAATCTTTTAAAGGTGCCTTGGGGGAAGGAAAATCAGATGATCTTAACAGTGGAATGCAGGCTGACGCTGCAGTAGGGGGTGGATGATATGCTGTTTGCGGCCGAAAGCGACCAGACGGTTATAGATGAAAACCTGGCCAACTCGTCTGTTATCATGCAGGAGTTCTCGCATATTTACGAAGGAACTGCATTTGACGGAAAAAATGGAGCTGGCGTAGCTGAATATGACTCTGCCGGCTATGATCATGCCGTGAGGTTCAAGGCTGATGCATCGGCTGCTATCGCCAGGGTTGCATTTGAAATTATCAAACATGGACAGGGTGCAGATCTCCTGCTGGAACTCCGGGAGGGATTCAATCCGGACGGATCAGCATTGGGATCGCTGCTGAGGTACATGGTCCTTCCGCAAGAATTTATGCCGGCGGTCAAAACATCATTCAGTATCCCCTTGGATATTTCTGATCTAGTTAATGGGGCCTACTACTGGCTGATCGTGAAAAAGGGCGGGGATGCGGACAACCATTTTCACATGCACGGGGAAACCATCCAGGACTCTTTATACCCGACCTATAAAAGGGCGGGTGACAGCGGTGTGTGGACAGCGGAAAATGCTATCCACTTCAGCGTATATAACGGGGAGACCGGTAATTTGCTGCATGGCATCTACGGCTACAACGCTGTTACCTGGCTCGTTTGGGATGGCGATCTAATCTCCAAGGCGTACCGGTACTTGCCTCCTGCTTCCGGTTTTACCGGTGGGGTCAGGCAGATCAAGATCTATCAGTGGTCAGGTGAGATTTTGAAGCGGGGGGTGGTGTAATGTTTGGTTCAGAAGAAATACTGGCCTTTATCCGCAGGCAGGTCGGAGTTAGAACCGATGCCGATGATTCGGCGGGTAGCCTGCATGCCAAAATCGGCAACCTGAAAGATGTTTTGCAAAATTATATAAAGAACTATACCATCATGCAATTAAGCACTATATCCTCAAACACCGGCAACTGGAGCAGTACTGAGCAAAGCGTGACTATCACTTATAACGGTGCAGGTATTCTGAGGAATATCTATATTCAAGCCAACGGTTCCTCCTCATGGACCAGCAGATGTCGGGCAACTGTTGCCATAGATGGTGAGCCTTTACCTTATTTCGGTTCTGTCCTTGGCAGTTTAACCTGGACCACCTCATCTGCTTTTTATATACATTCCGATTCGCTGGGAAGGCTGAATGCTGTTGATGGCAAAACCAACTTGGACATCCCCTTTCGTTCTTCTATATCGGTGACTATATATTTTTCTGTTACCAGCGGAGGTGGTGGGTCTATGATCGGCAATCTGGAAATCTGTAAATATTAGGCGAAGGGGGTTAAGATGTCGATGTTTTTGGTATATAACAAGGCTGATGGTTTAGTAGTCCAAGCATCTGAGAATGAACCGATGCTGACTAAAGACCAGGATGTGGTCTTTGCCCATGACCCTGAACTCAATTTATCCAATTATGAAGCTATACGGGTTGTAGCCAAAGAAGGCTGTCACTTGGAGATAAAACCAAATGCCGGATGGCAAAACCGAGTAATGGGCAGCAATAATATCACGCTGGATGAAAAAGTTGCCCGGCTAGAACATTACAACCTGGTACTGATGGAGGGTGTGGCCAAGCTCTCGGAAGCAACTCCCGGCGCAGTTAGCCCAGAGTTGATGGCTGAATTGGTGCTGGCCGGAAAAAGAACGATTGATAAGGTGCCACCTGATATCAAGGAGGATGTGTCTAACAGGATTAAGGCTGCCAGCGATTTATAGGCAGCTTACAATAGACTACGGAATGGGCCTTAGGCTCTTTTTTTTATGGCCAAAATCACCGGGGGTAAATCAGATATGGAAAGGGGAGTGAGGGATGGACAATCTAGCGCTGCTGGGAGCCATAGGGACAGTATGCTCGGTTGCCTTTGGGTACGTTGGGTACCAGCAAGGGATAAAAAATGCTTGTAAAGATGAAGGCCAAGAAAGTGGAGAACTGAAAGCAGACATCAAATACATCAAGAGCGGGATCGACGACATTAAGATCGATCTTAAAGTTCAGGAAAAAAGAGTAAATGAACTTTCCGAGCGGGTAACCAGGGTAGAAGAGTCCACCCGGCAAGCCCATAAGCGCATTGATGAGATCAAGGACAGTTAGGAGGCAGCATGACTTTCTCAAAATTTATCGTCACTTTGTTACTCATTAACGGCATCATCTGGACCTACTTGTCTTATTATCTGGCCTATCTGGGGAGAGACCAAATAGCGGAGACGTTAAGTTCCGCCGTATTGGTTCAAATCCTGGGTGTGGTGGTCGTGTATTCGGCTAAGGCGCTGTTTGAAAACCTGAGCAAAAACAACAACTGGCCGGATAAGACAGCTAAGACCGTAAAGAAGGAGGAGGTTACCACTTATGAGCAGCCCTAGTGTATATTTGTCGGCCTCATCCCAGGAAAACAATCTTGGAATTGACGGGGTTTCCGAGGAAGCCAGAATGAACGCACTGGTTCGTGATGTGGGTAATATCTTGACCAGTCGAGGTATAACCGTTTACTACAACGATCCAGCATGGAGTTTGTCGAAAATTGTGAACGACAGTAACGCCAAGAAACCAGATCTGCACATAGCAGTCCATACCAACGCCGGGGGCGGTACCGGCACCGAAACTTGGTGTTATGGCATCTCGGGCACAAACAGCGCCGCCTTCGGATCCAAACTGCAAGCAGCCCTGGTCGGTACACTGGAACTCAGAGACAGGGGCATAAAAGACAGTTCGGTACCTGGGTTCAGATGGGCTGAGGTGGTCAATACCAATGCTACCTCGGTACTGACCGAGTTGTTCTTTCATGACAACGCGGAGGACATTGAGCGTTATAACCAGAGGTACCAGCGGGTGGCTGCATCAATGGCGGACGCCATCTCCGAGTGGTTTAATCTATCAACTCCGAACCGGGTCCAGATCCTGGCCGGCGGGGCAACTATAGATGCGGTAATAATCGATAACAGATCTTATGCGCCGGTGCGCCAGCTGGCTGAAGCCCTGGGACACACAGTAGATTGGATCGAGAGTACCAGAACGGTGGTAGTGAGATAGCATATAGAAAGGAAGGATAAGATGAGACCATTTTTTGAAAGATTAAAGAGCCGTAAATTTCTAACCGCATTGGCCAGTGCGGTTTTTATTATTATCAATGAAGGGTTGGGAGCGCCAGTAAACCGTGAGGCATATGCTTGGATCTCCGGAACCATTATCGCCTTTATTTTGGGCGAAAGCTATGTGGACGGCAAGGCAGCCGAATAGAAAACAAAAATGAAAATACCTGTGATTTGGTCATGAAAGATGGTCCGTGGAGCAAATCAATGCGCTCCACGGGCCTTTTTTTGTTTGAAACCGTCCGATTATTACTCCTCCTGTGGCTTAAACCGAGGGCTTGTTGATTTGCCTTCGGAGGAGGAATCG